GGCTCTCTCCTGATCGAGCGGAATGAGGCCTACCGTACACGAGCGAATCGCACTTGCAAGGTTCAGGATCGATCAAAATGTTAGTGAGCCAGAGCCCTGACATAGGCCTGACAGGCCTGCAAGGCAATCAATCCGCTGTCACCGGCGTCGGTGATGGCGATAATTCGTTGAGCATGCGCCGGGTCAAGTCGGGCTCTCGCGGCGCCATGATCCACGCCGCCGGTGCCGGAGGCAGCTGGCACTGCACAGGTTGAGGCAGCGTCATGGGCATCGAGGAGGACTGACAGGCGCACATCAGCAGTGGCAAGACGATCGCGCAGGCGACCTTGATCACGTTCGGCATCGCTAAGCGCTCGATAATGGGTTTGTTCACTGGCCGACAGTCGCTGTTCAAGCGCCAGACGCTTGTTTTGTTCGGCCTGTTGCTCGGTGGCGGTCGCCAGAGTCAGTTGATTAAGGCTCTCGGCGTGCACCCTGGCCTGTTCCGCCAGTTGCCGGCCGTAGCGCCAATCCTGAAACTGCCAGGCCAGCGCCGCCGAACAACCGGCCAGCACCAGCAGACCGATCAATCGCCAGCCGTTCAGACCGAAGACTGGCATAGCACCGCCCTCGCCCGCGCCCAGATTTCCAGGCGATCCTGCAACCCGTTCAGCCCACCGTTGATACGGCGAGTGATGCTGTTGAACTGGTCGCGATCGGCCAACTCATTCAGGCCATTCTGCTCCCAGAACCAGGCGGCGGACTCGGCCGCCCATTGCGGTTGCTCCAGCAATTCAGGCAGAGCCAGCAGACGTTCGTCCCCAAACAGGCCGAGACTGCATTGGCGGTAGTTGTTACGCCCGGTGATCTGGATCAGGCCTCGGCCACGGTATTTTTGACCGTCGCCGTCAGGTTCCGGAGTGTTGCCCAAACGGGCGGCCAGGGTGCCGGTGTCATATTTGCTCAGGTATTGCGTGCTGCCCAGTTCGCGTACGTACTGCAACTGTCCCGATTCATGGCCGACTTGCGCGAGGAAGGCGGCGATGCGTTTCGGGGTGTTGATGTTGCGACGAGACATGGCTGTGTTGAGGGCAGAAATGAAAACGCCCGCTTGGGAGCGAGCGCTGGGCATAACGATCTGTAGTTGTTGCTGCGTAACTGTCATATAGCCCTAGGCCCTGACGCGTGTCTGGTTCGTGTCAAAGATATCCAGCCAGCCAAAGTGGCGTACTGGGTCGTTGCTCGCTGACAGGAAAGAACGACCCTTGCGGCCAATCCCGCCTGTACCTGATCGAAAAAATTCCGGGCTTTCAGCCGGCAGCCCTGTTTGGTACCGGTCCCCCGACCAGGATGACCATCGCACCATCGCCGCCCACATGGGTGGCCACGAGCGAAGAAAAAGCCGTCGGAAACGAGATCGGGAAGGTGATGTAGACATCGCCATTGGCATCCGTGGTGCCGACGCCCCATTGTTCAATGCTTCCACTGGGATACTTCTGGTAACCGACGTTGCCATAGACGCCGGAGAAGGACGAAGCGTACTTGTCTCGAACTGTGGCGCGGTCACAAACAGCTTGTTACTGCGCAACGCCGTCAGCAGTTGATCGTTACTCGCCTCTGACGGTTTGATACCGGCAGCCTCGATGACTTTCAACAACTCCAGAGTGACACCGTTGCCGCAGCTGGCAGGGATCAAAGAACCCGGAGTCCCCGTGATCGGGTTTCCATCGACAAACTTGACGTCCACCAAACTGGCGCTGGGGACACTATTGGGATAGTCCACGGTATGTCCTTCCGTTGGTATTTTGCAGGCAGCCGTGTGCTGATAACACACGACTGCACTTCCAGTTATCAATAAGTTTCAGGGTTTATACGGTTACGCCACTGACAGGTGAAGCCGGCCAGTCAATGATCATCGGGAAGTCCGGTTGCTGTTCAATGTCCATCAACTTGAGCGCATAGCGTTTCCACTCTTGCAGAGTGGCCAGTTGAACACTGGTGGCCTCACCTAGTTCATAAGCGTATTGCAGCGGCGCGACGCGAATAACAATCTGAAACAGACGACTGTCTCGCTGGGCGTTGGCTTGAGCGGTTTTGCCTGTTAGTTCGGCAGCCAAGTCCAGCACCCAGTCATCATTCAACCAAAAATAATATTCGCCGGGACGAGGCTTGAGGGTCAGATAGTCAGGCAACGGGCCCAACTCGAACCAGATTTCAACGCCACCTGTGTCTTTGCGATACGCCTCGCGGTTGCGCAAATCGATCAGTTGCGACGCGGCACCGTTACGCCAAACCCAGACATAGCCAGTTTCGGCGGCCGGTAATGCTTCCGGCAACTCTATGGCATTGCCTGGCAGGACAACGCCCACACCGGGGATCACCGGCAACTCCACCGGACCGACGAGTTCCTTCGTTGTTTCAGAAACATAGTAATAAACCATAAACACCTCTATTGAAAAATCTTGAGCATCCATTAAAAACGCAGACGAGCGTTAATTTCAGATGAATTTTATTCCGCCTGGGTAGGCGACATTTCGTGAACGCGCTTCTATACCTCCGGTAACTACGGTAACTTGGGTAACTTCGGTAAAACCAAGACAGCTCGGAACTTGATTGAATAGAGCATCGGGAGCGACTGATCCGGCACCTGAGGGAACACCCAACATGTCGCCTTTTAGTTCATGCCTGTGTGACTTCAATATATCAACTTGCCAACTACCAGCCATTCGAGCCGGCACCGAACACAGACGCGCCAGGGTTCTCGCCAATGATATTTGTTGGGGACATTCCCTGTGGTTTCGCCGCGTTCACGGCTTTGGTAGTGATATCGCCATCGGCCAGACGTCGACGCCACCAGGCGTTGTCCGGCACTTCACGGCCCTCGAGGGGCAACAGATCGCCGCCGTCGTAGGCAGTGTCGCTGTAGTCGCTGCCGGGCTTGAACCCCACCAGCGCGCGCCAAAGTTCGGCGCGTAAATCGTGCAGTTGATCCAACGCTGCAGCGGCGTCCATGGTGTCGAGCACCAGGGTGACTTCGAAGCGGTCGCGGATCGGTTGCAGCATCAGGTTTTGCGCCACGCTTTTGCTCGCCACATCGGTGATGGGGACGACGTAGGCGCAAGGCGTGGCGAGCGGGTTGCTGGCTTGCAGGGTGGCGAGGTCGATGCCCGCGGCCACACGATTGGCCAGGGTCGGGCATTGCGCACGCAGCTGCGTGAGGATCGGCGTGATCTTCATGAGGGCGCTCCAGGATCGAATGAAATGAGTGAGCAGCGACGCAGTTTTTGTAGCAGCTGCCGAAGGCTGCGTTCGGCTCGGGGTGATTTCGGACTGTGCTATGCCTTGGCGTCCAGGCAGGTCGCGTCAATCTTGCAGCGATAGCTTTTTTCCCGGTCGCCGGTGGCGGTGACCTTGTCGATCGACCATCGACCACGCATGAAATCCGGCCAGGTGGGGTCCAGCAGCACGACCCCTTCAGCGGACAACCCCGGATTGCCAGGGCATTCGATCGTCACCTTGAGTGCTTCGCGCATCATCCGGCGGGTCTCGCCTTCGGCGGCGGCCCGGGCATCGTCTGCGCTCTGAAAACGCTGGCGGAGGGTCTTGAACGGTGCGATGCCACTCTCCTCGACACGCACTTTGCCGGCCGCCGCGTCCCACCAACTGGTCTTGCAGCCCTGGTATTTCGCCCGGGCGGTTTCATCCAGAACGGCGGAGATAAAGGCGTGATCCCCTGGGCGATTGTTGCTCGTCACCGACAGCTTTATGGTCGGCAGAACTTTGCCCGATAACGATTTCGCCTGACCGCGCCGTGCCAGCACATACAGCTCGTTGACCGGTTTGGCGACGGCGTCATGCAGGTAGGCCAATCGCGTCAGAAAACCCATGTCGGTTTCGTTGGACTGGTCGATGTGCGCGATTTTTATCAGTGACAGGTCCGGGGCCACACGAGGGGAAAACCCGTGCCTGGACGTCAACTGACGAAACAGCGCACCCAAGGTCGTCGGACCATGGCTGACCGATCGGCGCTGTTTGAACCCGGTCTGATCCGCCGCACTGAACGGCGCCGCCGTGGCCACCAGCGTCAGACGCAGAGGGAACAGCGTCGGCGTGCGTCGGGTAATGACGAACTCGCCTTTATCCACCAGCCCCGACTCCAGATAGCCGACCCGCAGACCGATTTTCCCGCCCAGGCTGGGCAACCCTTCAAGCCCATCCAGACTGATCACGAGCGTCAGTTGATCGGACTCGATCCCCGCTGCGTCGATGTGCGTCCAACTGAGCAATCGTTCGTTGAGCAGCGCAGCGTTTGCGCCGTAAATTTCTACCGCAGGCGTGAAACCCAGTGACATGCTGCCTCCTTAATCCCAGGCCGAAACCGGTGTGGGTGCGACGGGTTTCGAATCCACTTCCGGCAGCACAACCCACACACCCGCCGGCAATATCGGCCCCCATTCGGCAAGCTCCGGATTAAGACGCCAAAGCACTTCCTCGGTGGCATCGTCACAACGCTCAAGCTCGCGGTACAGCAACAGATTCACCGAATCACCGGCGATACTTCGAACCCTACGCATTGGCGAACTCCGTCAACTCGATAATCCAATCGACCACCATCGCGGTGCCGTCATCAAGGATGTTGTTTTGGGTTTCCGACACCTTGTTGATCTGCCACAGGCCCCAGTTGCGGCCGATGCCGTCAACCAAGGGCAAAGGGATGCGCAGCGCCTGCAAGGCACGCAGCTCATCGAGCCGATCCATGGCGGTCGCGTACATCGACTTGCCTGTTATCGTCAGCCCTTGCAGGCCTTGGCCGACCTGACTGGATTTGGGTTTGCTGGTGAGGATGTCGATGCTTTTCCAGCCGCCGTCCGAGGTGTGCAGCAGGGTGTGGTAAGCGAAGTTTCTGGACAGGCCGAAAATGAAACTGCCGAGTGCCATTTGCTGACGCATCACGTACCTCCGTCAGTCAGGGCCGCATCACTTCGCATGGCGAGTGAGTTGGGCATGGTCATGAGTCCGAATTGACCCGTGATCTGTTGCACAACCAGATTCGCCAATTGACTGGCGCTGGCCTGATCCTGGCCGTTGATGTAGATGTTCGCGTTAACCGTGTTCTGCTGATTACTCGTCTGGGCGTTGGTCAGGTCTTTGCTGACCTGATCTGGCGCGGCGAGCTTGTCGGCGGGCGCGGCGAGTTTTTCACCCAGCCACTCCCCTCCCCAACTGCCCGCCACACCACCCAACAAACCACCGATTACGCCACCGACCGCCGTGCCCAGAACAGGCACCACGCTGCCGATCAGGGCGCCAGCAGCAGCGCCGGCATAAGTACCGGCGAGCCCGCCACCGGCCGAGCCCAGCGCCCCGCCGACCGCTTTGGTATCACCGGCCTGCAAGCCTTTGACGGCATCGTAACCAGCACTGAGCAGCATCAGCGGCGCGACCCGTCTGGTGACTGCCGAGCCCATTCTGGCGGCACCCAGCAAGCGACTCCCGGTCGACATACGTGGCAGCTTGGTAGCGCTTTTGGGGATGGGCTTGATCGCGGCTTTTCCAGGAGCTGCGCTTTTTCCGGCCCTTGCGCCTCGGGATTGCTTTTTGCCCTTACCACCGCGTGCCTTGGCATCGGCTGTCAGATCCCCCGTTTCGGGAATCGGTCGCGCACCTGCCAGAACCAGAAGTTTTGTCGCCGCGGCGGTGATGGCCGAGGCCATCGCAACCTTGATTTCAGCACCACGCGCCAACGCAATGGCTCCCGCGAGCACCAGTAATCCTGCAGTAGCTTTCGGTTGTGCTTCAGCAACCCCGCTCAAGCCATCGGCCAATGCACCGAGCGACACCATCAAACCATCAGTCAACGGCGCCAGGGCATTGCCGCCCGCCGCAAACATCCGGTTCTTACTCGCATCCAGCGCATTCCAGCGCCCTTGCGAGGTTTCACCCAGCGCCTCGGCGGATTTCGCTACGGAGCCGTTGAATTTCGGCAACGTCCCGTCGGATGTTCGCTCGGACACCAGTAAAAACGCCTTTTGAACGTCTTCCGGTTTTTTCAGCAGTTCAAGAATCGCCGCGTTATCACCGAACAATGTCTTGGTCAGTGACTGCTGTTCTTCTGCTGGTTTTTTCTTCAGCGCTTCAAGCACCAGGTTGATCGTTCCCGGTGCGTCCTTGCGCAGGCCATCAGCCAACATCCCGGGATTGAATTTGCCGTCCAGATCAGACCAGGCCTTGCGCTGTTCCGGTGAAGCCGCGCCCCCCTTGGCCAAAACCGTGGTGAAGCCTTTCAAAGCCTCACCGGCACCGGACTTGTCCGCGCCGCTGTTCAAGAACGCCGCCGCGAGCGCCGCCATCTGTTCCGGCGTCATTCCCGCGGCGATGCCCGCCTCGCCACTGCGTTGCACGACAGAACCGATGTCTGCCGCTTTGACATTCAGACCGCTGTTGCCGAGATGGTTGGTTGCATCCGCCAGACTCAGGCTTTGTCCCCGATCCAGCTTCATCGAATTACGCCAACCCAACAGCATCTCGCTGGCGGCCTTGACGTCGAGATTGAACGCCGACGCCGTCACCGCGCTATCTCGGGTGAAGTTCAGCAGTTCGTCCTGCTTTTTAGCCGGGTCGAGCCCGTCCCCGATACCTGCCTTCGCCGCCGCCAACTCGACCTGGGCCAGTTGAACCGCCGTTGCCCCGCTCGGAACAACCTGCTTGTCAGTGGCCATTTTCAGATTAGCCTGCGACAGTTTCTGCAACTGGACGTTGTCCAGTTTCAGCACCTGGTTGAGCTCAACCATCACCAACTCGGTCGCCATCGCCGACTTGAGCAAATCCGGTGGCGTGCGCTGATCAACCTCAGCCTTTAACTTGGACTTTGGCTCACTGCTTGCCGCAGGCACCGAAGCAGTCGCCTTGAGCAGCGACTGCTGCGACGACAGGGCAATGTTCAGCAACGCCAGTGCTTCGCGAAGTTTTACCTGTTCCGACACCAGCAGACGGATGTCGAGGCTGGCCGTGGTCAGGGCCAGGTTCAGGCCCGACGTTTCAGAGGCGCTGCCCAGTTGCGGCAATTCGATGCTTGCCGCACCGGACAGCGAATACTTACTGCCTGCCATCCTGCTCTACTCCTGTTTCACGCCAAGGCGAGTGATCGCAATGTCGTAGCGGCGCAAGGCCTTGCCGGCGTCCCACTCCAGAATTTCCGCCTCACTTACCGAGTAAATGAGCGGCACCACATCGAGGATTACTTCGATGTCGCGCTCCGAAAGAAGTCCGCCGGTTTGTTTAAAAAATCGTCGATGCGTACCTGAAGCTGTGTCCAGTCGGGCACGGTCAGCAGGTCCAGATCGGGCAGCATCAGCCCGGTGCAATGGGCGGTGATGAACTCGGCGCGTTCTTTGGCCGTTTTCAGTTTCTTCATCGCTTTGGTCGCGCGCAGCACCGGCATTTCCAGGGTCAGCGAGGTCATGCTGCGGCCTGCCACGTTGAGCGGTTGCAGCAGTGACACTTGATCGGGGTCTACCGATTGTTCGCCCTGCGCTTGCTGTTCCAGAAAGTACGAAGCAGGGCGAGTCGACATCTCATGCACGTACTGCGCGATGCTCACGTAGTCCGGGCGTTTGAGCTGGTCCAGTTCCTTGACCGACAACCCCGTGGCCAACTTGGCCAGCTCGAAGAACTGATCGTCCTCATCATCGCCGGCACGGGCCAGGGCCTCTTTCTGCGCGGCGTAGTACAACGGTTTGAGTTGGATCTGCTCGATCTCGGATCCGTCATCACCGGTAATCGGCGACAACAGGACATGCTTGGGAGGCATCCAGGACATGTAAGTAATTCCTTGGTGATTCATGAAAGGGGCTGCACAGGAAACTGTTCGCCACAATCCTTGTGGGAGCGAGCTTGCCCGCTCCCACAGGTTGTGCGTCTTGGCTGGCCTTGGTGTTACGGCAGCAACACGGCGCGGCGGGCATCACCGAGAATGTCGACGCCGTTGAGCACGAACTTCTGGGTGCGCACGTCGACATCGATCACCGGAACGCCGTTTTCCAGGCGGTTGTAGGTGCGGCAGGACAGCTCGAGGGTGGTCTTGGGCTTTTCACCCATTTTCACGATGGCTTCTTCGAGGACCTTCAGCTTGCCGCCGACGGTGTGGTAGGTGAACCAGGTGTTACCGTCCTGATCCTGACCGGCTTCACGCACGTTCAGCAGAATGTCGTCGCCCAGCTTCACGCCCAGCGCCAGCATCACTTCGGGACCGGCGCCCTGCAGGATCAACTTGGCGCCCAGGGCCTTGGCGCTCTTGGCCATCTCCTCGACGATGAAGCGGCCGCCGACCATGTTTTCCATGTCGAACTCGATCTTCGGCGGGGTGAACTCTTCCACGGTCGCCGACAACGGCAGGCCTTGCAGGGTGGCCGCGATGGCCTGTCTTACGCGGTTGGTAAACATTAGAGAACGTCCTCCAGGAACTGCTCGATGATTTCATCGCGGGCGTTGAGTTGATAAATCATGTGTTCGTTCGGCGCGTAGCGGCCGTAGTCGATGACCACGTACCAGGTACCGTTTTTGTACTTCTCGACGCTGTTCAACTCAGGGTGCAGGTACACACTGCCGCCCGGGATGGTTTCGTCGGCGACCAGGGTTTGCAGCCAGTCGTTGATGCGCTTGACCTCCTGATCCATGAACGACTTGGTCAGGTTCTTGGCCATGGCCTTCTGACCGGCCTTCACCAGCTTGCGGCTGATCGCATCTTCAAGGCCCACGTAGCTGATGAACTTGCCGGTGACGGAGCGGTTACCCAGCAGCGAGAAGCCGCCGAGGATGGTTCGGGCGTAGTAGCTGATGCCGTAACGGTTGAGCAGATCGCCTTCGGTGGAGGTGTCGAGGATGTTGTATTCCACGACGCGCGAAACGTCTTCGGCGTAGGTCACCTGGTTGCCCGGGCTCTCCCATTGCTTGACTTTGGCCAGCGCGGCGATGGCCAGGCTCGACGGTGCCAGGAACACGTTTTTCTTCGCGGCCTTGGAGTACACCGACGGCATGTTGTGCACCAGCAGGCAACGGTCGAAACCGAGGTCCGCACCGCCCAGCTCCTGGCTGTAAGTCACTTGATCGGCGACTGCGGCATCCTTGCCGTCGAGTACCACGCGAGCCTTGATGCGTTTGCCGAACGAGGCGAACTCACTGGCCACTGCTTTGGTGCCGGTGAAACCCGGTGCACCGATAATCGTCAGGTCTTCCGGTACACCGCCAAGCGCGGCCAGGCCCAGTTTGCGACCGGTCACTGGCTCGATGCCGCCGATCACGTTGTTCACGGTGTCGGCCGGGGTCGCGCCCTCTTCGACGATGACCACGTAGACCGGCACCTTGACCACTTTCAGGATCTGGAACACCGCATGGAACAGCGTGCCCGATTCAGTGCCGGTCGGATCCAGCAGTGCCTGGGTGGTGAAGCTGTTGATGCGGAACGGCGCATTGCGCGGAATCAGCGGATCCGCTTTCGGCGCGGTGCCGACCAGACCGATGACGTTGTCACCCAGGCCACCCATGGCCTCGGGGGATTCAGTGGCATTGACGGTAATGCCGTTGTGCTCGAAGTTCAAAACCTCAGCCATGGTTATTCAGCCTTCTTGGCAGCGGCCTTTTTGGCCGGGGTGGTTGTAGAGGCCGATTCGACGGCCTCGGTTTTAGCGGTCAGCTCCAGGCGGCCGGCGGTGCGCAACGCACTGGCCTCCACATCGAGCAGGTCGAGTTCTTGACCGACGCTCGACCAGTGGCCACCTCCAGTGGGGAATGGGAGGAGCACGGTGTAGGTTTGGCGTAGTGCCATTTGGGTTTCTCCAGAAATGAAAAAGCCCCTTGAGGAAGGGGCTTTCAGGTGTTGAGGAAAAGAAAACGCCCCGGCGGTGCGGGGCGTTTACTGGGTTTGCTTGACGATCCAGGCGGGTGGTACCGGACGGAACTGTTCAGCGGGAAACTCCTGCTGTTCTGGCCAGTCGCGCAACATCTGCATGTAATCCAGCAACCCCGAATATTGTTCCGACGTGATCGAGGGCGGCCGGCTCAGTTCCTGCTCGTCTCGGTAGCGGTCACGAATCCATTGCACCCGCAGAATTTCGCAGTTCCGCCAGGCTCTCTCCGTCGCGGCCAGATCTTCGGGTGACGGATCGACCAGCATCGGCAACCCGTCAGCATCATGACCGCGAACCTTTCCCGGCACCGGATTTGCCAAAACAGCTTGATAGTGCTCCTCGGCAATGGGCTTTGCGTCCTCGGGCATTTGCGTATGAAAGCCCTGGAGATAAGTGCAACCGGTAGATTGGCTGTAAAATCGCTGCATGTTCAAACTCCAAACCCCCATGCCCGGGAAGACGCGCTAATCACCCCCCAGTTATATAAATTGATACCCGTGGTTGAAACGGCACCGGGCACGATATTTCCCGCCGAATTGTTAGAGGCTACCCCAACAGGACAAGCCCCCCCAAAAAGACACGCAGCTCGGAAAGCAATAGGCCAAGCAACAGACCCTGATGCACCCGCTGGAATATTACCGACAGTGGTCCACTGGATAATGAAGCTGAACATCCACGTAGGGAAAATGATGTAGCCGTTAGCGTTAAGGTTGGCCGTAATCCCCCAACGCATTTTTTTAGGCGTAATAAAGGTAGTGTCATCGGCTCCGACATCCGCCTGACTCTGTGTAGCGACCTTGGCTGTACCCTGATTGGTTTCAGTAGCGGGAGCAGCCAACGCAGCCAGCGCGGCGATATCAATGTTTCCCTGATTGATCGGAGCATTCCAGGCCTTGATGCACCACATAACCGCCAAGTTGCGCGGACGTGCCTCGCTTCCACCGGAGTTAACCGTGTTAGTGGTCGCGACCAACTGCGCGCTGTCCCCCCCCGTAGCGGCCAGGTATCCACCCTCAGCTATAGACTGAGCGACACCATTAACGACGCCAAGTGCTGACGCCCCATAAGGGTCGATGTTGGCTTTTGCAACGTCAAAATAACGGTGGTTGTGACTTTCGTTCTGGCCTACTTGATAGCTGCCAATGCCGCGCCCAGCGTCAACACCGCGTCCATGGTCCCAACCGCGCAAGAACTCGCCGCGCGATTCTGGCAAACGGAAATTACCCGCCCCTTCATCCCCCTTGTTGAACGCCGTACCGAAGAACGCTGCCAGATCCGGATAGACCGCAATGCTCTTAACACTGCCGTCGATCTCCATAAACCCGGGCGCAATCTTGTTCACGGGGAACGCCACCATCGCACCGACCGGCAGCGCCGAAGCCACGGCGATCATCGCCTCGATTTCAGCCTTGGTGTACGTATCCTTGATACCAAACCCGGCCAGCGTTTCAGGGTTCGAACCGCCGGTTGCCCGGCCATACTTGTCCACAGTCAGACTCTTGTAAGTCCCCGGCTGAATCCCCGTCCGCCCGGCCAACATTTCAAACGTCAGCGCCGTCGTTCCCAGGGTAATCGGCCCGTTGGTGGTCAGGTGCCACAGCGAATCACCATTCACCGTGCCCTCTTCGACCATCACAGTCAGGGCCGGGGTAACTTTCGCACTGGTGCTGGCATCGCTTGCCCGCATCCAGTCGCCATTGCTAACCACCCACAAGCCGTTATCTTTGGCCAGCGTCTGGTTCGGCAGCAACACCCGATCCCCCGCCACCACCGCAACACCGTCAATCTGCTGAGCACCATTCAACACCACGTTGCCGGTTGCCGCGACACGCACAGACTGCTTGCCGTCGAGTTTGCCAAGTTCTTCGGCGAGGTAACTCATGACCCACGCCCGCGTCGCCTTAACAACCGCGTCGTCAATCAACAACGTCACCAACGCCGCATTACTGGTCTCGAAAATCGAACGAATGTAGAACTCTTTCCCCGAGCCCGAAGTCGCCAGCACCGGCTTGAACGACTCCGGATACTTGACGATCGCATACAGAATGCCGGTATCAGTCCAGATCCCGGCCTCACGCACATACCAGCCGCCCACTTCAGGCGGGATAGTCACTTCGGCCAGCAACCAACTCGGATTATTCTCATCCTGGAACAGTGCATTGAGTGGCCCGCGCCACACTTCGCGTTTCAGTGCCGTGGCAGTGGCAGCCGGGTTGTAAACCGCGCCGCCGCCGTCACCGACGGAAATCTGCGACAGCTTGATCGGTGTGCCCGCTGCCTTGCAGGCGGTTTCGTAGGCGATCCCCGCATTGGTGAGCAGGGTGTAATAGTCGGCCATTTAGGACCCCTGAGGATAAATAGTGGAGGTTTCGACGGTGTAGAGCCCAGCGGCCATGAAGGCCTGACCCGAGGCTTCAAGCCCTTCGATGACGATCGGATAAACCGTGGTCAGCTCGCCGCATACGGTGGCGGCGCCGATGACGTGACTGCCGAATGCGCTCAAGCCGACGGAAACCTTCAAGGTGTCGCGTTCGCTTTTGGCATCGGCCAGGCGTCGGTCGAGACGGGCGTCGATTTCTTCGCTGTAGGGCTGTTCGGTGAAGGCCCTGACGGAAAAGCTGTAAGGCGGGCCGGGTGGTGTTTGTTCGTACCAGGCGCGCACCTCAGGCATCAATTGCAATCCCTTGGCCGCGTTTTCCAGTGCTTTTCGCGTCCCGGCCTGCCGTGCGGTGGGCCAGGCCAGTTCCACCGTCAGGCGTTTTTCCGCCTCGGTCGCCTCGGTGCTCCATTCGCTGACCCCGCGATCCGCGCCCAGGTACGGCAGGAACGCCAGCGGTGTTTTGGCGGGGTTCATCAGTTCGGGGAACGGCGGGTCGATGCGCTCAAGCAACCGGGCGAAACCGAGATCAAGCGCCCTTTCCAGCGGTGAGCTGTTGGCCGGCAACAGGCTCGGGCGAGGTGTGTCGTCACTCATAACGTATCCACCTCGACCTCGACGCCCGTGCAATACGGCGCTTGAAAAGCGCTCGTCACAATCGGCGCTACCGGCTCAAGGATTTGCAGTTGAACCGCCCCGGCGCTGTGCAGCGTGTAGTCGATCCAGCTCGGGTCCACTCGCCCTTCCAGGCGATGACAGGCATCGGCATACGCCTGCAGCTGCTGTTGCGCGGCAAGCTTGGTCAGCCCTGAATCGGGGCCCGGGTTGATCTTCGCGATCACCCGGATTTTGTAGTTCTTGATTTGCGCGCCCTGCACGGTAACCAGGTCCGTTTCGGGCCGGACATCAGGCCGGGCGAAATGCTGGCGAACACCGTCAAGCAGCGCTTCGGACGGCGTGCCATCGCCCTCTCGGGAAAGCACCGTAACCGTGACTTCGCCTGGCGCGGTCCGGCGCCCGTTGCCGTCCTTGACCTGTGCGACATAGCCGTCCGGGTCGAAGGTGTAAGTGACCGTCACCACACCCGCCGCTGTGGTTTCCACCTTCACGACAGGCCGTTCGCCAAGGGTGAAGATCTCGCGCCGATACTGCATCCGCGAGCCCGCCGCCGGTGCATGGGGCGCCAGGTAATAACGCAACCGGGCGTCGTCATCGCTCTCGTAGACCGGATCGATCGGCGGGAATGCCGCCGGATCGCCCGGGTCCAGCAACTGGCGCTCAAGCCCCATGTCCGCGAGGCGCGCGTCGAGGTTGGTGCTGGTGGCCCACCACGCCAGCATCTGCTTGATGCGAGCGTTGTATTTACGTTCGTGGGTTTGCAGCCGCACACAAAACGCCTCAAGGGCCAGGGTCAGCAACTCGCTTTCGTTTTCCAGGCTGACCGCAAGCTTGGCCGCGCTCTCGGGGGAACGGGCGCCGACGTACTCGACAACGAAGGTCTTGAACTCCGCGAGCAGATCCTCGAACGCTTCGACCGTGACGATTGCCGGTTCGGCCAACTGGTTCTGGCCAGGTATCAACATACTCATGCCACCACCTCGAAGGTCTGTTGGCGGTTTTTCCAGGTGCCGGCGAAACGCAATAACAACCCGGCACCGTAGCGGCTGGCCACAATGACCTGCGGCTCGAAATCGTCGATGCCGTTGTACTTGTTGTAAAACGCTTGGGCGGCATGGCTCTGGGCGAGAATCAGCAGGTCGTCGCCGAGGTTCTGCCCCAGCAACTCAGTGAGTGCGCAACCATACAAAGGGCGCTTCTGACGCGTGCCCAACGGCGTGGTCAGCGCCCGGGTGGCGCGCTGCACGAACTGCAGCCAGTCGTCGACCGTTGCGCCGGTGTTTCTATCGATTCCGATCATGGGAAGCTCTTTATGCAGTACTGATGACGCGACCCTGGTGATCCACCAACGGGCCGCTCAGATGCACACCGGAAGCGTCGAGCCGCAGGCCGACGGCGCCCAGTTGCAATTCGATGGCCTCAGGCCTCATCGCCAGCCTCGCCGGGCCGATGTTCAACTCGAGGGATTCACGGGAACCGGTGAACGCCGCAGGGCCGTTCTTCCAGTGCAGGACATGACTGGCGTGGTCGTAACCGTTTTCCGTGCCGTCCTGATAAAGGCGACGCGTCAGCGATGCCTGTGTCGAGACGGGCGGGAACTGACCGCCGTTGAGACCGAACAACGCCACCGACTGCCCGCCGCCCTCGCCACCGCCGTGGTTCAGCAGCAAACACTGCTCACCCACGGAAGGAATCCGCGACTCGCTCTGTACCCCGGCGCTTGGGTTGAAAAACCGGATCGCCGGGGTGAGCAGTTCCCCATGACGGACCTTGCAGGTATTGCTGGCCGCATCGACTTCCTGACACACGCCGATGCGACAGAAACTGTCAGCACGCCGGTGCAAGTCTTCGAGCTCGGTTTCCATCTCGGCCAAACGCTCGATGATCGGCCCCAGTTGCATACGTAACAGCGCATCAAACATGGGTCAGCCCTCGAGTGCGGTGTATTGATCCGGGTCGTCGATGTTCGACACCTCCCAGGTACGGGCAAATTTCGGGATGCCCAACGGGTCTTCGAGCAGCGTCGGGCCGAGGTACAGGGTTTGGGTAAATGAAACGGTCCAGGCGGTGTACTCCCGTGCATCGCTGATGAACGTGGACGGGATGCCATCAATGTTCATCGGCAGATCGCATTGCTCGCCCGGCAGTTTCCAGCGGTTATCGACGACCAGACTTTTCAACTCACTGGCCAGATCGCACGCCGCCAACCCTGCGCCGGGCAACACGGCTTGCAAGGAAACCGTCAGGACATGAGCGATACGTCCGTCGTTGGCACGGATGCCCGGCGCATCGCGTTCGATGGCGATCAACACCCAGGGCAAATCGACAGTGCCATCAAAGTCTTGATGACTCCCGACCTTCAAGCCAGGAATGGCGATACGCAACGTCTCGGCAATGGCAGAAAACAGCTGCGACGGTTTTTCGATGACAGCGGGCATCAATGGCCTCCTATTCCTATGGCAATACGAAGATCAGCGACGCCGGTTCACTGTTGATCGGGGTGAGAATCGCGCGGTGGCACTTCACAAACGCCAATCCGCTTGGCGGCCCAACGTTCGTAAAGTCCGATGGCCACGTCCGCCCCGGCCATCGCCGTCAGGCAGCCAAAGGCGCCGGCGGCCCAGATCGACAGGCCCGCGGCGTACAACAGCATGATCGCCGAGACGCCGCAGATCATGCAGGCCCCGGACCGCAGGGCCAGGCGCCGCAGCAGTGACCAGCCACGGGCGCCCTCCTTGTCGGCGCGCCACATTTCGCCGGACACCCCACCCGCTACCGCGAGGAGGATGACGAGCCAGATCGGCATGTCCAGCAACGCTTGTTGCTCGTTTGTCATGTCACGCCTCCTGGGGTAATTGATGAGTGATGTGTGTTGGATTCAATCGATGTCTCTTGAGGTAGGCATTCCAAAAAGCCCGGAGCATTCCGGGCTTTTCAGTAATGCGCTCCTTCGCCTTCCTTTAATCTTGTGTCAAAAAGGAAGCTGACTTTTCGGCGCTACTGGCGCGGTACGAGTCCATTCAAATTGTTTTTCCGACCGCGGTCCCTGCCCGCCGGATAACTGCTTCTGGTGCTTTACGCTGCACACCCGGGTCAGTTGCCAACCCTCTGAACCGTTGAGGCCGGTTCATCGCTGCCTTTGTGGTGGAACTAAAGAGCTTCGTTTCGAGCCGCTTTGTTGAGCGGCTTGAGACAAAGAATATGCATGAATGCATATACAGTCAATGCATAAATGCATTTATTTATGCATTGAAAATGCACAGACGCATGAAAGCCCCACAAACAAAGGCGTTGGCGGTTTTCGGCAGGCGAAAAAAAACCCGTCGGGCGACGGGTTTTATCTGACAGCGGTGAGGTTAGCGGGCGTACATGCCCCACCAGAAGACGTGACCAAGGATGACGATTTGCTCTTCCTGGATTTCCTGGAAGCTGTAGTCCTCGTCCGGATGCTCATCGCGATTGAAGCTGCGCAGGCGAATCCCGGTCGGCAGGCGATAAAGCTGTTTCACCCGTAACTGGCCGTTGTGGTTGATGGCGTACAGGTCGCCGTCGATGATGTCGCCAATCCCGCATTTACCGGCATTCACCCCCACCGTGGCACCGTCGCGCAGTACCGGCAACATGCTGTTGCCACGCACGGTCACGCATTTGGCCTGGTCGAACTGCACACCGTTGTGGCGCAAGCTGCGCTTGCCGAAGCGCAGGCTAGAGCGCTCACTCTCTTCGATGACGAATCTTCCTGATCCAGCAGCCAATTCAACCTCGCGAAGAAAGGGGACCGACACCTCGTCGTCATCGACAGGCGTATCGTCGTCCCACAGGCTTATGTCCTTGAGTTCCGAATGCAATTCATCACGCCCGGCGCCGGCAGCCGGCGCGACATCCGCGCGGCCCCGCAACTGATCGGTGCTCACAGCAAAGTATTCGGCAATCTTCGAGATATGTTTATCCGAAGGATCGACGATCTTCCCGCTGAGGATGCGCGAGAGAGTGGATTGAGGCACGCCAGTGCGACGGTGAAGCTCCGTGGGGGAGATCCCGTGCTGATCGAGCAGCGCTCTTAAGACGGTAGAAACATTGCGTTTTTGCATAACGCGAATAGTGCTTGATCTTTTTTCGGAAGACAAATGCCAAATTGCATAATTTGTGCATAGACCCACGAAAAATAGCCTTAAGGCTTTCATGCCTGCGTCGGGCGGACCGCCCATGGTAACCTTGCGCCCATCGCGGAAAAGCCGGGCCGATGCCCCTCCTTTGCCCCACACCTTTCAACGAATTTGCCTATATCCGATGAATAAAGCCGTCTCCGATCTGTCCTCCCACACGCCAATGATGCAGCAATACTGGCGCCTGAAGAACCAGCACCCCGACCAGCTGATGTTCTATCGCATGGGCGACTTCTACGAGATCTTCTATGAAGACGCGAAGAAGGCCGCCAAGTTGCTGGACATCACCCTGACGGCTCGTGGGCAATCGGCGGGTCAGGCGATTCCGATGTGTGGGATTCCTTACCACGCTGCGGAAGGTTACCTGGCGAAACTGGTGAAGCTCGGCGAATCGGTGGTGATCTGTGAGCAGGTCGGTGACCCGGCCACCAGCAAAGGGCCGGTGGATCGTCAGGTGGTGCGCATCATCACGCCCGGTACGGTCAGCGATGAAGCGCTGCTGGATGAGCGCCGGGACAACCTGATCGCGGCGGTGCTGGGTGACGAGCGTCTGTTCGGCCTGGCTGTGCTCGATATCACCAGCGGCAACTTCACGGTGCTGGAGATCAAGGGCTGGGAAAACCTGCTGGCGGAACTGGAGCGGGTCAACCCGGTTGAGCTGATGATCCCGGATGACTGGCCGAAGGATTTGCCGGCGGAAAAACGCCGTGGGGTTCGTCGCCGTGCGCCGTGGGATTTCGAGCGTGACTCGGCGTTGAAAAGTCTTTGCCAGCAGTTTTCCACCCAGGACCTGAAAGGTTTCGGCTGCGAGAACCTAACCCTGGCCATCGGCGCTGCTGGCTGCCTGCTCAGCTACGCCAAGGAAACCCAGCGCACCGCCCTGCCGCACTTGCGCAGCCTGCGTCATGAACGCCTGGACGACACCGTGGTGCTGGACGGCGCCAGCCGGCGCAACCTGGAACTGGATACCAACCTGGCCGGTGGTCGCGACAACACGTTGCAATCGGTGGTCGACCGCTGCCAGACCGCCATGGGCAGCCGTTTGCTGACCCGCTGGCTGAACCGTCCGCTGCGGGATTTGACCGTATTGCTGGCACGTCAGACTTCGATCACCTGCCTGCTTGATCGTTATCGCTTTGAGAAACTGCAGCCGCAGCTCAAGGAAATCGGTGACATCGAGCGGATTCTGGCGCGGATCGGCCTGCGCAATGCCCGCCCTCGTGACTTGGCGCGTCTGCGCGATGCCCTCGGCGCACTGCCAGAGTTGCAGGTGGCGATGGCCGAGCTTGAAGCTCCGCACATCATGCAATTGGCGACGACCACCAGCACCTATCCAGAACTCGCGGCGCTGCTGGAAAAAGCCATCATCGACAACCCGCCAGCGGTGATCCGTGACGGCGGCGTGTTGAAAACCGGTTACGACAGCGAACTCGACGAGCTGCAATCGCTCAGCGAAAACGCCGGGCAGTTCCTGATCGATCTGGAAGCCCGGGAGAAGGCCCGCACCGGCCTGGCCAACCTGAAAGTCGGTTACAACCGCATTCACGGCTACTTCATCGAGTTGCCGAGCAAGCAGGCCGAGTCGGCTCCGGCGGACTATATCCGTCGCCAGACCCTCAAGGGTGCCGAGCGCTTCATCACCCCGGAACTGAAAGCGTTCGAAGACAAGGCGCTGTCGGCCAAGAGCCGTGCCCTGGCGCGCGAGAAGATGCTCTACGAAGCACTGCTCGAAGACCTGATCGCTCAATTGCCGCCCTTGCAGGACACCGCTGCCGCACTGGCCGAACTGGACGTACTGAGCAACCTCGCCGAGCGTGCACTGAATCTGGACCTGAACTGCCCGCGCTTCGTCAGCGAGCCCTGCATGCGCATCAGCCAGGGTCGTCACCCGGTGGTCGAGCAAGTACTCACCACACCGTTCGTGGCCAACGACCTGAGCCTCGATGACAGCACCCGCATGCTGGTGATCACCGGTCCGAACATGGGCGGTAAATCCACCTACATGCGCCAGACCGCGTTGATCGTGCTGCTGGCGCACATCGGTAGCTTCGTGCCGGCGGCCAGTTGCGAATTGTCCCTGGTCGACCGGATCTTCACCCGGATCGGTTCCAGCGACGACCTGGCGGGCGGGCGTTCGACCTTCATGGTCGAAATGAGCGAAACCGCGAACATCCTGCACAACGCCACCGAGCGCAGCCTGGTGCTGATGGACGAAGTCGGTCGCGGCACCAGCACCTTCGACGGCCTGTCCCTGGCGTGGGCGGCGGCCGAGCGTCTGGCGCAACTGCGGGCCTATACACTGTTCGCCACTCACTATTTCGAGCTGACGGTGCTGCCGGAAGCCCAACCGCTAGTAGCCAACGTGCACCTCAATGCCACCGAGCACAACGAACGCATCGTGTTCCTGCACCACGTGCTGCCTGGGCCTGCCAGCCAGAGCTATGGCCTGGCGGTTGCACAGTTGGCCGGGGTGCCGAGCGAAGTGATCGTGCGTGCCCGTGAACACTTGAGCCGGCTGGAATCCACGGCGCTGCCCCATGAAGTGCCGACGCCGGCCAAAGGCAAATCCGTTGCGCCGCAACAGAGCGACATGTTCGCCAGCCTGCCGCATCCGGTGCTGGATGAACTGGCCAAACTTGATCTGGATGACCTGACACCACGCAGGGCTTTGGAAATGCTCTATACATTAAAGACACGGATCTAA